AGCCACTCACCGAACACAATCTTTGTTTCTGCCATGTCGCTCCCCTTAAGCGAGACTCCATGTATTCGTTGGGAGTGTCACGTTTGTCCAGTTGAAGTTTGGCAGCGTCACATCTGCCCACTCGTCACCCTGCTCTGATGCGTCACAGGTCACAGTCGCAGAGGCTGTGATTGAAGCCACTCCTCCGGCCACATATGTTCCGTTTGCCGTAACTGTTGCAGATGCCGTGATTGATGCAGAACCGTCTGCGGTTATCCCGCCATTAGCGGTTACCGTTGCAACGCAAGTGATCGCGGCGGCGCCAGGAATGACAAGCTGCGCGTTTGCCTCGCAAGTGCCAGATGCCGTGATGGATGCGCTCGCATTTTGGACAAGCGTTCCATCGGCAGAGAAACTGGCAGATGCTGTTATCGAGGCAGCGGCGTCTTGAACCCGTATTCCGCTTGCCGTAACACTCGCCGACGCTGTGATAGCGCCATCCCCATCCCACCGAGTAACGCTTGTGATGTAAAGCGGAGAATCAAGCGTTAGCGTGAGGTCATCTAGACTCGCCTTGAGGTTATCAAGGGAGTCTATTGTCCACGGTGGGTAGAGATCAGCCATTACGTCAAGGTGACAGACAGCGATCCAGCGGCGATGCGGAACACATCACCAGTAGCGATGGTCTTGGACGCATCCAAAGCGGTGTGATACAGCAGATTCCCGCTAGAAGAAGCATCACGCAGCCCAATGTAGGCCACCGTACCCCACGAACCCGTGGCTTGCGGGAACTCCACAGCCGAAGAGTTAGAGGTCGCGCCGTTCGAAGGAGCCGAGAAGGTCACACTCTGACGGGCGTATCCGTTGCCACTCACCTCAGTACCCGTATCCGCATCAGTCGGGTCTGTGGTGTATAGCGCCACATAAACCGTTGTAGGACTCGTGTAAGAAGTGTTGCGGAGAGTCGCGTTTACAAGCGCGTTCTCCAAGTAATTCGACATTTCAGCCATTTTTATCTCCTAGCCAAAGTCATGGTGAGAGGAACACCTGCGTATTCTCCCCGATCATCGGAAGCATTGATAGAGTCAATTGCCCTCTGATACAGAGCCGCCCAGGTCGCAAGACGCTCATCGTTCATCAGATAAGGCTCTGCCTCACCCAAAGAAGCGTAAAGCAGCGCATCCGGGCAGTTTGCCAAGAATGCATTTGAGGTGTTGGTGTCGCTCAGATAGGCCGGGGCTGCGTAGTACAGCATTCGGACGTTGTAGGCCGAATCCGGGATCGGAGCGAACTGGAAGTCATCTGCTAGAACCGTGTATTTCCTCGGGACACCCGTGGTCGTCACATCGGCATTGCGATAGAAGATATTGGGAGACAGGTACTCCAAGGCATAAATTGGAGTCGTGTTCAGGTGGATGTCCCGAATCTCCAGAAAGTCATTCGGCAATGAGACTGTGGCGGTGTTTGCCGTCATGGTCGCATAAACCAGCTTAGACATCTGGCGAATCCGCAAGTCCCGGCGAAGTCGGTTCTCCGCGAATGTGATGAAGTCAGGAATCTGACTAGTCAGATCAGACCGAGCGAGGTAGTTTGCTACCGTGGTCTTGAGATCGGAATAGGTGGAGATAGCCATCAAATCCTCCCCGGACGGGTGCGCCACACTCGATTGTCAGGATGGTTCAGGAATTCCTTGAACTTCTTTTGGTCGAGCACATGAAAGCCCCGCATAATCCCTTTTTGATTGAGATCATCAATCACAGTCAGCGGAACAGATGCAATCTTATTTCCAAACACCTCGTTTGACCATCTGGCACGCTCATCATAAGCATTGAACTGCGCCTTATTTGATTCCATGATGCCAGAGACATCTTGAACGGTCTCAATCACCACACCACCATCATCGGTTGCATGGCCCTTACGGTAACGGATAGGAATGTCAAAGTTGCTCATGTGAAAAAGGGGGCTGAGTTGCCCCGGCCCCCTTGGTTACGTTGCTATCGAAGATCAGGTCAGGTCAGCGCAGATGCCGTGAGCAGCCTGGTTGCGAACCTCGAGCGTGTACTCGCACAGCAACTGGGTCTTCTCCGAGTCACCCGTCTTAGCCAGCTCGTTCGTTTGGAACGGACGCAGGAAGGCCACGGCAGCGTACTCAGGATCAACCACGAAGGCCACATCGTTGCAATCGTTGTTAGCGTTCATGAACCTGTTAGGTACACAAGAAACGCTGCCGAAATCGGACAAATAAATGTCCGCTGACCCAATGATGGTGGTCGGAGCATCCGAAGGAGCCATGTAACGCTGAGCAGCGATGCCAGCGAAGGCCGAAACGGTCTGCTTGTGACCAGGGTTGACCATCAGAATCTTCGGCGTGCCGCCCGACTCGTACACTTCCTTGATGACCGTCTTGAGGATGGCCTCGGTGAAGGTGCGATCCGTGCCGCCCACGCGAGCGGTCGTGCCCAGGTTACCAGCCGTGCCGCCGGAACCACCGTCGAAGTTGCTGTTCAGCCAAGCCTGCAAGCCACCCAGGGTACGGGCGGTAGAGCCAGCCGTGCCATTGGAGGCGGTCTGGTTGCTCAACAGGATGTGCTCCATGTCGCGCTTGATCTCAGACGAAGCCTTGGAGAGCTGATAAGCCAGTTCCGACTTGCGGCCTGCCTTGTCAACGGCTTGCAGCGTTCCGGTGATGCCAACCGTCTTCTGGCTGATCTGGGTGCGGTTGCCCACACGAACAGTCGGAGCCAAGGTAGCGGTGGTGGCGTCAGCACCTTCCACAGCAGCGTTGGAAACGCTAGCGGCGGCCAGGGAGTCGGTCTGCCACTCGTGCAGAACAGCGGTAGCCTTGGTCTTGCCGATAGACGACATGAAAGGCGTGTCGGTGGGAGCGATGTTATAGATGATATCGCTCAGGTCTTCCCGCATACCAATAGCGGCATAGGTACGAAAAGTGGTCATGATGTTTCCTTAGAGTAGACGTTCAAACAGGGCCGCAGCATCGGAGACTTTTCCAGACTTCCTCAACTGCGAATGAGCTTTCTTTACTGTTTCGTCTGCCGCTACCTTTTGAGTTGCTGCATTGCCTGGACGAAGCATCTTCGGCGCTTCACTTACTTTCTTAGTTACTTGAGGCTTCTGGCTCTGTAACTTCGCGTATTGCGCGGCCATATACAGAACCTGAACAGCTCGGGAGTCGTAAGCGGTTGCCAGTTCCTGATCGGAAAAACCAATGGACTTGGCAAACTCTCGAACCATCTTCTTGACTTCGGTTCCCTTCTCAGGGTGCGCGTAGTCAGGAATCACCTCCGCAAGTCGCTGCGCTTCACGGTTGACAGCTTGGGCTAGTGCGGCTTGACGCTCGGCGGTTTGCTGTTCTGCAATCCGCTGCCTCTCAGCCTGCACCATCGCAAGTTGCTTCTCGCGCTCTGTGCGCTCGGCTACCTTGACGGCATAACCAATGGGGTCTGTCTCTTTCAACGCCTCGAGATTTTCCCCGGTGTCTTGTTTACTAATGAACTCTTCGATCAGGTTCAGCCTTTGCGCGTAGGCATCCCGCGCCTGCTTTGCCTGCTCTACGGCCATCCTCTCAGCTTCTACAGCTTTACGCTGCTCGGCCAGAGTCTGTGACTTCTTGGTGTAGTCCAGCCCCTTTTGATACCCATCCACCAATTCGTCGAAGGTGACTTCCTTTTCCTCACCAGCGGCTTTCACTCGGAATCGCTGTGGTTCAGGCTCTACCTCTACTTCTTCGGTTTCAAGCACTTCGGGTTCGGACGCCTCGACTTGTTCTGGTTCCTCTTGAGCTTGCGGGGCGGCTTGTTCAGCTTCCGTCGGCTCCATCAGTCCCAAAAACGCGCCTGCGGCTTCGTTTACCGTCATCGAGACATTCCCGGATTCCGGGGCCATGTTCTCAGCCATTTCGTTCCTCAGTTGTGTCTGAAAGCGTCAGACTCGCATCAGAGGATTTTCCACCGCTTCTTGACCAACTGGTCTTCGGAAGCAATAGCGGAAAAGTGCCCCATTATTTCATCAAGTAAGCGAAGTTTCAAATAGGCTCGCTCACGAATGTCAATGTCCATCTCATCCGAATTGGTAATAACACTCATAAGTGTTGACCGGATGGAATCAATCTCTCCGGTAAACCATTCGTCACCCAGAAGCGTTTTAGCCCGTTCTGACTTGTTCATCGAAATCCTTGGCCAATTGTGTATCCCATGCTCGGGAGCATCCCAACTGCACGGCCAAACTGGTCTTGATTTACACCAAAGTTAGCAAACGCACCCTGTTGGGCCTGATCTAGAGTAAATCCTTGACCCATAGAGTCGATGATTGCTTGGGCGACTTGCGAATCTGTGAATCCAGGCGTGGCCGAAGAAGCCCCAAGAAGCCCAGTTGCCGCTGATTGAGGAGTAGACAGCAGCCCTTGGTTATTTTTCTCAAGAGCAACAACATCAGCCGCCCGATAAGCCTGTTCGCTAGGAACTCCATATACCCGCATCGCGCCAGCAATTGAGTCTGGCAGGCTAAATCCCTGAGCCATAGACTCGCGCAGGGCTTGAGCCACGCGATCATCCGTGTAGGTCGTGGGCGTTGTAACTGGCGGCTTGACAACAGGAGTGGTTACTGGTGCTGTCGGAGTCGTCACAGTTTTTACAGAGCTGGGAGTGACAGTTGTGGATGGCATATTGCCACCCTCAATCTGATCCACAACACCAGCCTGCTGATTCCTGATTGCATCGTAGTCAAAAGCACCGGGTTGGAAAGCAACCTCAGCATTCTGAACCCTCGGCACATCATAGAGAAGTGATCCGGGCGTTCCAGAGATGAAACGCTGCGCTCCAGTCGGCATTTGCTCGCGATCAGCCAAAAGCCCAGGGAATTGATAGGTCGGGGCCGATCCACGGAACTGCATAGAAGAGCGGTCAACCAACTGCATTGCGCGATCAAACTGCGACTGACCAACACCGTAGTTGTTCAATGCGCCTTGACGAGCTTGGTCTAGGGTAAACCCTTGAGCCAAAGAGTCGCGGATCGCTTGCGCCACTCGAGCATCAGAGAAGGTCGTACTCGGAGCGTTTTGGACTTGATCCAATGCCTTGTTGAAATCATTTTCAGACAAACCGAAGTTCGTCATCGCGCCCATCTTGGCTTGCTGAACAGTAAAACCAGCGGCAATTGCGTCTTGGATTGCCTTGGTAACTTGCTGCGTGGTGTATGTAACAGCAGGTGGCGCAGTCGTGGGAACCACAGCGCCGAGCGAAATCTGCTCGTCGATTCCGGCTTGATTGATGGCCGGGAAATTGTCGAGCAGGTCTTTCTGAGTCAACCGGAGCTGTCTCACCAGATCATTGAATGATCCGTAATCGTCAGATTGCTGCGCCTCCACCAATCTGGTGGCAAGCTCATTCTTTTGTGCAACGGTTAGTTCCATGATTTACCCCGGAATCTCAATGTTTGAGGAGATGCCCGCGCCGATCTTTGCCGCCTTGAGTTGGACTTCGGCCTCGAACTCTTGGCGCTTAAGCTCTAGTTCAGCCGCAGCCTTCTCTCGGGCAAGTTGAATCTCAGCAGCCGCCTTCTCTCTGCGAGCCTGAATATCGGCCAAAGCCTTCTGGCGGTCAATCTCCAACTGTGCCTGAGCCTGCATCATCATCGCTTGGATGGCCGGATCAGGCTGCTGTTGCTGTGGAGGAGGATTGCTCAGAGCCTGGTCGATCTCAGGCGTGACGGGCTTGAAGAAAGTCGCCGAGTCCTTGAACCCTGCGGCTTCGATCATCCTTCCCAGAGTCTCGCGGTACTGACCCACCGTCACCAAAGGATTGGCAGGGCCAAACTGCTGAAGAATCCGCTCCTGCTTGTCCAGGATCATCGCAAGCATCGCCATCTGCTCTTGCTTGTTACCCGTTCCAAGACCCACAGAGATGCTCACATCGTACTGATTCGACCACTCACGGGGATCCATTTGGATGTATTCACCGCGCATCCGAATGATCCGGGGCTTGTCTTGGTACTTGCACAGAAGTTG